GCCCATTAGCTGTTGAGCAACTGCGGACCGCTCGGATACGCTTTCCACCCCTTGAAGGGCTTCGATAATCTTAAGCAGTTGATCCTCGGGGGATAGGTCCACCAGGCTTTGGAATGAAAGACCTAAAGCGGCAAAAGCGTCTTTCTGAGTTGATAACCCTCTTCCTAAATCTCGGACCTGGCGAGATAACGCCTGGGTAGTTTTGACCAGGGCTTGCGCCGAAGATCCGCCGAGCTCGAAAGCCACGGCTAGTTCCTGGTAGGAGTCAGTGCTTAATCCTGCGTTACGTGCGGACTTTGCTATCTCATCCGCCGCTTTAATACTTTCGTTTGCTAGTCCGGCAAATGCTACGCCAGCACCAGCTGTAATTTTAGCGATGTTTGCGAACGCCTGCTTGGTGTTCTTGGCATAGCTCTGGATTGTTTTGTTAGCTTTGCGCAGGTCTTTTTGCAACTTGGCATCGTCTGCGCTGAGCTGTAATACTAGGGATGCGATAGTAGCCATGTTATTTCACCTTTTTCTGTTTACGGGCTATCTTCTTAGCCGCCTTTTCTACGTTAGTGCCGAGCTCCTTTGCAAAGATGCTCCGTGATTGTTGTTGCAGTGATGTAAATGCCGGACGGATTACGGGTGATCCAATCTTGTACCGGCTTCCAAACTCTACTGCCAGAAATTGCTTGTAGGTTACCTGGTCCCCTGTCTTCCGCTCCCAACCTACCTTCCCTATCATTACCGTGCTCTGGGAAATATCTTCCTGTCGCATATCTCTCTTGTTGGGCTTGCGTACAACGCTCTTAACGGCGTCCCTGAGAGCCCCGGATTCGACGGGGGTCATTGCTTCAATCCTTTCGTGGAATGGCTCCAGGGCTTTCTTAAGTGGCTTACGGTACAGACCAACGGTGGCATTCTTCGATAGCTGTTTAGCCATATCTCGAATGGCCTTTTGGGAGGATAGTATCCCTTTCAAATCTCCGTTAATCTGCGTCATTCGCATACACCTTTTTGAGTTTTGGGTTAGTTGATGCGTTAGCGAACATATGGAACGCTTTAGCAAACGGGTCTTTCTTTTTCTTTTCCTTGTGGCCGTGCATCAGGAGGCTGAAGCTCGGTAGTACTGACTCAAGGGGTTGCGCGGGTTTAGGTTTAAACTTCGGGACGTTAGCTGAGTATATAACCTGCTGCGTGTTGTGACTGCTGATGTAGTCGTAGTTCAACTGCTGCGCGTCTTTTGAATATCCTACTATCCCGTGCTGCATCAGCATATAGTAGTCATTCGCGTAAGACGTGGGGATAGCATCAATCTCCGACCAAGGCATCCCGTTGTCCATCATCTGCAACCGGAACATACGCTCCTTATCCCGACCTATTTTCCCAGGCGATCTTCCCCGGGGTTCAATGCTTCGGGGATTGCCTTCATAATGTCATTGAGTAACCTGGAGGGCATGTTTTCCTGGAGGTCCTCAACGGTCTTTGCGTCCTCAAATGCTTTACCAGTAGAGTCGCAGATTAGCTCGCTGAATAAGTACAAGACTCCGCTTAAATCATCAGAGCCCGCAGCTCCAGCTTTTGCTAGGACTTCCTGGGTACGCTTAAATGGAAGGTCTTTCAAGAAGACGCCTTCGATTGATGTTGGGATTATGTGTACTTTTTTGAGTTGTGATAGTTTAGCCATTTTGTTCTCCTTTAGTTTTATTCCATTCTCGTTACGGGGTTTACGTGCTTGGCGAAGTACAGATTCATTAAAAGCTCCGCACGACTTAAAGCGTGGCCAGGGGTTACTTCGGGGTTTTGAATCATAGTGTCCATAGCCATTTCAAATATATACTTACGCTGGTGCGCTTTATCGAACCACCAACCTTGTTGTTCATCATTCATATTTAGTTTCCTTTTATTTATTTGCGAAAAAAAAGCGAGTACCGTTGTGAATGGTACCCGCTGTGGTTTTATGGGACTAAAACTTTGTCTACCCAGAAAATGTCAGTTGAGCGGCGAACTGTGACTTCAAGAGTTACGACGCCATCCGCTGAACCACCTGTAACACTGGTATTGGTGATTTTTCCGTTGAACATGCAGAATGTAGCGCTATCCGCAACTACGTCTCCAGTAGTGTTATCAAAAGCGACTACGAAACCACGGTCTGATGCTCGTTTGTCATCACGGAGAGCCACTGCAGTAGCGCTATCAAAATCCATAACCATAGAGAAGGTAAACTCTTGGGCTGAGCCTTGTCCAATCACGTGATCAACCACGGGGCGGCCAATTATAGCAATATCCTGGATTGAGTCCTCGTTTGATAGGGCGCTAAATTCTGTTACGCCTTCCACGAAATTGTCCGGTATGCAAAAGCTAACCGCGGCTTCTGAATCAAAAGTAGAAAGAGCTGTTTCGCTCTTGGTGTATAGGCCCGAATTGTGGCCAGATAAATATCCGATAGGTGCTGTCATAAAATGTTACTCCTAGTATTGTACGTCAATTTGTAAGGTCACCTGGTATAGGATAGGTGAAGTGCTTGTTGCCGTTTGAATGGCCGTTATAACCTTTAGGCTGATAAAGAGGGTACCTTGTATCATTCCGCTGGAATTGTGATAGTCTGCGTAAATCTGATTTTGCATTGAAATGACTCGCGCATAACTATCTGCGTAGATGTTAATATCATACGTTGCGGTGGTCATCGCAATGCTACCACCAATACCACTACTCTTATAGCCGCCGAGCTGCGTTATAGTAACCGCTTCTTTCAAAGCCGGATCAGCCAATATAGGTTTAATAGGGACTCCGGCAAACTCGGACTTTGTTGCGAGGTCCTTCGCAAATGCTTCAAGACTCATAAGACCCTCCGAACTTCAAAGATAAGCTCTCGATTTTTATATGAGTCCTTAACAATACCGGTAACGCTGTACTCGGTTTCGTCAATTATCAAAAAATCAGTTGTGCGGACGGTAGCCAGGATCGGACTATAATAGCACTTAACCTGGTAGGCTTCTTCGGTAGGCGAAAGCCCACGGATGGTCCGCTCGTCTAAGCTGATGCTGTAGATCCCAGCTCCGACTGATGCGATTTCCACATTAGTTTTAACGGTGCTTGCGGAAAACTCGTTCCCGTCAGCCGCTTTTGAAACAAACTTTACGGGGCGTCTAATCATATCCAATTCCTTCTGTAAGGAGCCAGTAGACGCTCAACTGTAATGTGGGCTTTGGTTCGTGAGCCTTCTATGTTGTCAGCTCTTTCGTGGAACAGGTCAGAGACAATCATTAGGACAGCTTGCTTAATAGCTTCGCTAGAGGCCTTGTCCATGTTTGATGTATCATAGGTCACCATGATCGGGTTTGTGATTTGTGTTGATAGATCAAAAGTTGGGACTGCCGTATAGACTAATGCCACGTGCTCCCCAGATGAATCAACTATCGGGGATGCTTGTAGTGTCTTTAGTAGATTACTTTCGTTGTAGTAAGTAACTTTTGGGTCCGGGCGGCTGTCCACGTATCGTCGGGAAAGCTCAAGCCTTTCGTCCCAGGTTTTAAAGTAGTCCACAATAGTGGAAGACTCTAAGGACTCGCCGATATAGTTGCTGGCAAACGTAGTTGCGACAACAATCAAGCGCGTCAAATATTCGTTGTAGGTTGTATCACCAAAGAGCGATAAATGCTCCGAAACTTCCTGGAGGCTTACCGCGCCAGATTCCTGGCTTGATGTTACTTCCGATTTACTCGGCTTTTTCATAATAATCTCCAAAAGTATAAGGGGTGTAGCGGCCCCGAAGGACCGCCACGTTTACTTCTTAAATTACTATGCTTCAGTGTGGACAACTTCCAGACCGACAAGTGCTGCAGGATCCCAGCCAGCGTTCTTGAAGCGACCATCGCAGTAGTAAGTGTTGTAGCCAGGTGCAGTCTGATCGTACTCGTCGATGCTAAGACCACGACGCTCGCACAGAGCCAAACCACGGCTGAAGTCGCCAAAGTACGCAGGGATCTCGCCGGCGCCAGGTGCTACAGCAGTGCCGTTTGGCAAGATGCCGTCATCCAAGTAGCCGTTGATCATTACAGGGTAACCAAAGATGCGAGATACGCCAGTAGTAGGATCAAAGATCAAGCCGCCGCCAGCGCCCAAGTTAGACTCGGTAAGCTTAGCAAAGATGTTGCTTGAAACCATGAAGACACCGTTAGTGCGGTAAGCTACATCACAAGCAGCCAGGATGCTAGCAAGCAAGCCGACTACGTTTACTGCGGTGATTGGAAGCTGGTCGCCAGTCACTGGCTCTATGTCCCAAACGACTTTGCCCGTGCCTTCAGTTGAAGCGCGAGTCTGGGTCTTAAGGACCAAAGCAGCATCTTTAGCCTGGGCTACAGAGTACTTCTGTACGATCAAGCTGGCGATAGTGCTACGGATGCCGTCGATATCTTCCAAAGATGGCTTGCTGAACTGCATCTGAGAAACCCAGTTTTCGATGATGACGTTCTTAGCAACAACAGCAGAAGTGTCGCGACCTTCCAGAGTAGCTTGTGACTCAACAGTGGAATCAGAAGTGAACTCAACGCCAGTGACGTTAGGCAGACGGATAGAACCGCCAGAAACGTTCATTACGGTAGCTTGAGCGCGGAAAGGGTTGAACTGCTCCAGAGTGTGGTAGGTAGTACCAGAATCGATACGACGCGGGTCAGTGACGCCAGTGCCAGCGTTGTTGTCGGCTACTTGCTTAACCAGTGCGAGGTCCAAACGCTTAACTACTGAACCGTTCGGGTGGTTGAAATCCTTAAACTCCATTGATGCTGCTCCTTTAATAATAGTGGGGGTTGATGCAGCCATTTTGGCTTCCATCTCTTCGCGGATTTCGGCCTTAGCCTCTTCCAATGCTTCTGCGTGTGCAGTCTTTACGGCTTCCAGGTCGGCGGACTTAACCATGCCTTCCAGATCTGCTTTATCGGCTTTAACTTCTAAAGCTTCAGATTTAACCAGGCCTTCAAGGTCAGCCTTATCAGCTTTCTCTGCTACCTGTGCATCCATCATGCCTTTCAGTTGCTCGGCTACGCTCATTTCTACTTCGCTCATAATATTAGTCCTTATATAGGTTAATCAATTGTGCAAGTACGTCTTCACTCTTCTGCTCATCTTCCGCTACATCGCGTAGGGTTGACTTACCTGCAGAGATAAAACTTACAGCTTCTTTACGGGAAAGGCCAGCATCGCGCAGGGCTTTCTCAAGGTTCCTCAGGTCAATTTGACCATCTTCATTTTTGGCTGACACGATCTGTGCCTGCGGGTTGGCTGGTTGAATAACGATTGAAGTTTCAAAAAGCTCAATCTCTTTAAACAATCTGCCGCCGGTCTTTAGGTCCTCGTAATCCGAAGATCTGAAGCCTATAGAAACAGACCCGACCGCGCCTTTCTCAAGATAGACGCGAACGTCATCAGCTTTGGATACGCCTTTGTAAAGCTCACCTGTGCCGATAACTCCCTTCTCATCTATCTCAAATTTTGTCCAATTTCCAATAATCTCGTCCCGCTTATGTTCCCATAACATGGGTAGCGATGCGTTTTCTTGGTCGTTGAAGTTTTTAACAAAGTTATCTGCTGAGCTTTTGTCCATCACGTCACCGACTAGATCGGCATTACCAAAGGTGGTAACGTAGGCCTTAATTTCTCCGGCCTCAACATCAAACTTCTTGATTAGCAGCGGGGAATCCACTGACTTTGTGATCATTTCATTAGCCATGAATCATCCGCTCCGTTAGTCTTCTTAAAGTTTTCGAAGTACGCAGACAATACCAGGCTAACTTCCTGGGTTACTGGGTTGCGCACTTTTACATAGTTACCGCTTGCGAGTTCCTGTGGGATACTCTTAGTTTCATAATCATTCATCGGGCATATCTCCTAGATCTCCGTCGTCGGTGGTCTCCTCGCCTTCCCTGTCGCCAGGTTGTGCTGGAGGTGCGGGTGGCGTTGCAGTGTTACCTACTTCGTCCATCCCTTCGCCTTCGATACGGGGTAAACCTATAAAGGACCTGGCTTCGTTAGGGGTCATAATAGCGCTTCCAGCAACTGCAGTGGATGCAATTGTCACCTGGGAGGCTAGGTCGCCCTTGATCATAGAGCCCGCATCGAAGCGGATATCCATGGTGCCGGTCGTTAAATTGTGGGTGAAGGCCTGCTCGATATTGTACATAATCGGGGCGTATGTGTCCCTGTACATGCTTGAAAGACGTGCGCTAACGTTGCTGTACTTCTCATCGGCTGCACCCCCGACAAGGCTCGCAGGGACCCTGAACAGGGCTGCAATCTCGTTTATTAGGTGGGTACGTAGTGCTCTGAGGTCTGCATCTGCTGGAGTAGAACCCTTCATGCTAGTCATTTTACCGCCCTCTAGGACCGCAATACCACCACGCCTGGAGCCACCTTGACCGAAGCTAGCCTTAAGCTGCTTATATAATGCTTCTCGGCTGGTGTCGTCTAGGGCCGCCGCCATCTCTACTGAGTAGTTAACTGATACGCCATTCGCGAATGTTTCAGACATAAGCTGGTCAGCTGCGTTCAATGCTCCGATACGCTCGGCTGCCTGGAGTACCCGCGATAGACCTGTGACGTCATGCGTGGCGATATCCCTAATATGGATAATCTCCTTGTTGAGCATAGTGCCGAAGGTTGCGTGTCTGTAGACAGGGATCCCGAAGTTGTTTGCGCTCACTGACATGTCGTCGGGGTTCACCGGGATGATCTCGATAACTCGACCGTTGGGTGATCTGACGACTCGGGTGAAGCTATTTCCATACACCAGGAGATCTTTAACCATTGCGGCCTTGAACTCGTAACCAGTTTGGAAACTGTTGGGGCGCTTGAGTATTGTGTTGAGCTGGTTTGTGGGGACCTTATCATCACCGGACCATAGTTCCCAGGGAAGTTGGGCTATGCCCTGCGCGATTACATTAACGCACGAGAGGACCGTGGCGTTCTTGAGGACGTTCTCTGTTGTGATTGATTGTCCTGATTTAGTAGTGGAGCTCGCCTGGTTAAAGAAATAACCCGCGTGTGGACCACCCTGACTTTCCGGCTTGTTACGGCCCAGGATCATATCGATCAGGCTTCTATTATCAGCCATAGGTGGCCTCCTTTAGTTAGTTAGTTCAAAGCGGTTAGACTTCGAAAGGTTTTCTTGTGCAGTGAGGATCTGGAGGTTGCTTGCAATATGGAAGCCGCTTACTACAGTCCCTTGTAAAGGTGCAATATGGTCAACGTGGCGTGGGATGCCGTCGAGTGCTTCTAGGCGACGGGCTTCGGTGTAGACCGCTACAATGGCGGAGTGGTCAACCCAGGCTGGAGTGCGTTGTATCTTGGCAGCTCTTCGCTTGGCTGCTGATGCCCTTGTCTTGTCTCGGTTTTCCTTGGCCCACTTAGCATTTTTAGCAGCAAGCTTCTCACGGTTTGCCATGCGCCACTCGCGGTCGCACGATTTGCAATCAGCTTTAAAACCATCTTTCGCTTCAGCCTTGTTATGAAACTCCGAATGATTCTTTTCGATTTTGCATTTGCTACATGTTTTCATAGTGATTTCCCTTTAGTGTGGGGATATTATACACCCACACCAGGGAGAGTCAACACTACAAATCAATAAAACCGAAATTAAAAGTTTCTTTTTTCTCAGCATTCCCCGCCGCTGCGGACACTGCCATGATTAAGGCGACTATACTATCGATCTTCAGGTTAGTATCCGAGCCCTTCCGAACCTTAATGTTCTCGTTCAGATCTTTGTAAACAGTAGCGTTACCAAGCTGCCACATAGGAAATGGATTGCCATCGTGAATAAGCCGCTCCTCAGTAATCCAGATCTCGGTTTCCTTAGATGCTGGACTCAGGTGACTGATACCCTGGCGGACCATGAGCACTGGCAAACCTTTATCTTCCAGATTGTTTACTAGCATTTGCGCATTGTACGGATCCGCGGAGATAGCGTGGACGTCGTGCTGCTGGCAAGTCTGCTCGATGTAAGACTCAATCTCCCGGTAGTCTGTCGTTACGCCCTCGGTTATCATGAGGATGCCCGACTCGATAGCCTGGAGGTAGATAGGCCGCACGTGCGGGGGAGCATTCTCCACTGCTGACTTTGGGAGCCAGGTCATGAAATCAACTGAGTACTCACCACCACCGTTATCCCATACGCGAGTAACCGCACAGAGATCTCGAGTCTGCGCAAGATCCATTCCGATATAGCAGGTCCCTTCCCTGACCACTTCGCCTACGGAGTTCTGCCAATGCTTCGTGTCGATCCATGCGGAGCTGCTGGATTGCCAGATATTGAAGTGCTTTGTGAGTACGCCCGGACGCTGCGCCAAAACTGCGTCGGCCTGTTTTACCTGCGACGCAAGATATCCCTCACCTAGGCTCACGCCCAGGTTCGGGTTTGCTTTGACCCAGATCGATTCATCTTTCCAATCGTCATCATTGTCTAATGCATAGATCATCGCGAAAATTCTATCGTCGTCGAACTTGCCCTCGAGCACCCCCTGAGCATAGCTACGTTTGTCGTAGTACGCCGTTGTCTTGGAGAAGTAAGCTGTGGTTATGTAAACGATTAAAGGGCTTAGACGAGCTCCTACGGCGCTGGTCATAACGTCCACCACATTTCTATCTTCGATGGCTCCGGCTTCGTCAATAATTACCAGGGAGGGGTTGAGCCCATCCAGGCTTTTAGAGTCTCGGGCCAGGGGCTTGAAGAAGGAGAATCTATCGTCGCACTTGATGCTTGAGATAGTTTGTGAAAGCTTACCGCCAAGCCTGGGGTCCATTTTCTTGGCCATCTCGCCAGCGGACTCCCACACGATACGCGCCTGGTCTGTCTTCGTGGCGACCGAGTACACCTCAGCGCCCGAGTCACCGAATAGCAGCTCGTATAAAGACATGGCTGAGCAGATAAAGCTCTTACCATTCTTGCGAGCTACCTCGATGATGACCTCACGGAATCTCCGCTCGTTCTTGTTTGCTCGATTGCGCCATCCAAATACCTGGGCAAAGACAAATAACTGCCAGGGCTCCAGGTCGAAGGTCTTACCGGCTAGGCTGCCCTTAACGTGCTTGATGAAGGTACAGAACTGCAGGAAGTGCATAGCTGCGGGGGCACTAAATACCCAGGTGGACTCGGGGTTTTCCTCGGATTCCTTAAGGTCCTCGAGGGCCCTATGGCAAGCTTGGGTCACCAAGATTCCAGCAACCACTCTGCCCGCCACAACGTCCTTTGCATACTTCCAACTTCTTTCGATCTGGTCCATACAAACCTCCTCAGTTATCCTTTCGGAAGATTGCATCGTAATTTGAGTTGAACTTCTCGGTGTCTTCGCTGGATCTGCGGTGTGTTCCTTTAGTGCTACCGTTCATCTGAGATTGGCTAGGGACTAAGCCCAAACCATTCTTTCCCAGGTTAACGCCAGACTGCTTATGGATAACCGAGCGCGCCTTTGGGGCCTCGGTTGTAGCTGGGGCCTTATCCTTCTTACCGAAGATGGCATCCCAGTTGCTTTCGAATTTTGCTTTGTTTGTAGGGCGCGGCGCTGAGCCTTTGCCTCCGTGTGTCTGTCCTGCCATAGTGTTCTCCTTTATTTGGTAGAGTCACCCGCTATCTAACATATACTCTTTGCCGTTGGCATCTGTATGGGTCACATAATCGTGACGATGCTTTGATTCTAGTATTGTGCCATCAGGTGTCTTCATTTTACTGCTTAATATAACGCTCATAATTTACCACTCCAACTTCAAGAGACTTTAGCGCTGCCATAAACATTGCCACCAACATGGCCAAGAACATCACCATAAACATTGC